AGATCAGAAAAAACATGATGAAAAAGATGGAGACGCTGCGAGCCAAACCGGAACAGATGCAGACCTTGCAACTGAAAACGAAAAGCTCAAAGAGCAGTTAGCAGAAACCAAAGTTGAAGCAGCAATCGCCGCAAACAAAATCACGGCAGATCAAAAAGCATGGGCAGTTAAATACTGCAAGCAAGACCCTGAAGGCTTTACGCAATTTTTGTCATTTCAAAAAGAGCAAAAAGATTTACCTGGAAGCAACATGTTTGCAAACAAAAGCGGTCAAGGTGATGGCATTGATGTCGTAGCACTTGCAACCGGCAATACTAAATAAAAGGAGACCTCATGGAAAAAATGGGATTAAAACACAGCGATGTGGTTGTCACAAAGGCTTTAAGTGTAAACGCAACGGTAACAGTACCAGAAGACGCAACGCTTGACATCGGAACACTTCTATCAAGTAACGATGGAGGAGTAACTTTCACTACTCAAACAACACCTGCTTATGCAGCTGGTTCATACGATACGGCTGAAGAGGTTTATCATCTTGGACATATTTGGGAAAGTCTTGCAGACGCAAACACCGCAGTACCTGGAAGCGACCCAGCAAAATGGGAAGACAAAGGCGCATGGAACGCAAACGGGGTGCTTTGCGATTACATCGAAACGACAAGCACTGCAAATGTACTGGTAAGCGGTGTTGTGGTTGAGCACAATCTAAGCGGCTTTGAAGAGGCTCTAAGAGCAACTCTTTTCGGCAACAAAATCATCTTGAAATAAGGAAGGCACTATGAAAGATATTCTTAAACTTTTCACACTGCAATCAATGATTGCAATCATCAACCAAATCAAGGTTGCACCGAGTTTTGCATTTGACACATACTTTGCAAAATCTCAAAAAGGCGTTATGGGGACAAGCGTAAACATTCCAATCAAAAAGGGTGCCGGTATCGTTCTTGAGAGCGTATCACCAAATGCGGAACACTTGATCCACGATGATGGCGATACTTATATGCTGACTGTCACGCTGCCTCGTTTCCCGCTTGAGTCTGTTATCAGTGCAAGTGATATGAACGAAATCAAAGCACTTGAAGGAGCGAACGATCAAGCTCAAGCTCTCTCTCAAAAAATCGGCGAACTCGTCAAAGAGCATAAAGACTCTTTTATGGCAACTATCGAGTTTATGTCTGTCGGTGCGCTTTTTGGAAAAGTAATGGACGGAAAAGGCAATGTGCTATTTGAGTTCTCAAGCGGAGCTGCTCAAAAAACATTCACAAATACAAAACCGATTATCCAAAGTCTAAACGAAATCGATGACGCTTTGGTTGAAGAGCTTGGCACCGAGGTTGGTTATACAATCCTTGCAAGTCGTTCGTTTATCAGCGGGGTTGCTGCAAGAGCTACAACTGAAGAGCTATTCGCTCAAGGTCAAGCAAAGTGGATCAGTGAGGGCGAGAAGCGTATCCTTGAGGTGCATGGTAAAAAATTCATTCCATACACTACGAAGTATAAAAACGCAACCGGTACTACAAAAAGCTTTATTGCCGAAAATGAAGCAATCGTAACGCCTGACAGTGCTGATGTTTACAAACTCTTCTACGGACGAGCAAATCACACTCAAGCATTGAATAAAGCTCCGGTGCTATTCTTTACGGCTACACCTGAAGAGCTGCCAAAAGGTCGTGGATACTCTGTCGTGAGTGAAACAAGACCTATTCCGGTATGTGTCAGACCTGGTGCTTTAATCAAGTTGAAGTATCAAACTGCATAAAACGAACAGAAAGGGGCTTAAAAGCCCTTTTCTTATCTAAGACGGTAAAAGATACTAAAAAAAGATTTTAAACGATTTACGGCGATTTTAAACGGCATTTAAACGGTACTACACAAAGGACTAAGATGATAACTAACGAAGACCTACTAAAAGAGGTATCTCAAAAAGAGCTTTTACAGCTTAGCGATGTTAATGCGACTGGCGAGATTGACCAAAGCATCATTGACGACTGTATGCAAGACACTATCTCTTTTATTAGCTCTTTTATCACTATACCTTCAAACCCGTCGCCTCTACTCAAAGACATCGCCGTTGACNTGACAGTAATTGAGCTAAAAAAGCGCAACGGCTTTCCGAAAGAGNCANTCAAAGAGGTTCAAGAGAAGTGCGAGTCGCTCCTTCTTAAAATGGCGGCAAAGAAAATACCGACAGAGGTAACAACAAGCGGTGCAAAGAGTCCGGTGCAAAAGAAACGCAGCTTTGTCCACAATAGCCAGCGTTTGGATTTAACTGGTCTTTAAGAGGTGTTTAAATGACGCTCGAAGTAAAAGTAAGCGGACTCGATGAACTCAATGCCAGTCTTGAAATGCTCGGACGCTTTGGCGATGCTCCACTTACAAGAGCTCTCAAGAGTATAGGTCAAGCAGTTGTCGGTCAAACGATAGAACGGTTTGAGAATGAGATTGACCCCGACGGTAACAAATGGAAGCGTCGAAAGGTAGAGACAAAGAAGACTCAAGGCAGAAAAATACTGCACGGCGAAACCGGACAGCTCAAAAGGGTAACTTACATCGATGGCAAAGGATTTGTAAAGATAGGTGCATCAGTCAATTACGGAGTCTTCCATCAGTTCGGCACAAAGAAGATGCCAGCAAGAGCGTTTTTAGGCATCAACAAAGACGACTATGAGGAAATAACCGAAATTCTAACAAACCAACTAAGGAAACATTTTGGCACCAACAACTAACACAAAAGAGCTCGCAAAAGAGCTTTACTTAAAAGGCTTTGACATCGACAAAATCGCTCAGATATTGTCAAAGAATGTAAAGACTATCAAAAACTACAAAAGCCTAGACGGTGATTGGGATGAGCTCAGAGCTGCCGGTTATCTGAATAAGCGTGGCGATGACAAAGTCGTGATTTATCAAAACTTCATCGAGCAAATGTATCTCGCAGTCAAAGAGATAAATGAGTCCAGTCTAAAAGCAAACGAGAAAGCATCAGCACTCTCTCAGCTCGGAGACTCATTTGCCAAAATGAAAAAAGTGGCAAGTTTTGAAGACCCTGAGAGCTATAAACTCGCAATCGCAAAAAGAGTTGTGCAGCTGATCGTCGGAGAGTTTAAAAATACCGGCGACAAAAAGTGCATTGAGAAGATGGTTGACATGCTTGGCAGCAAAGAATTTACCGACAGCTTAGGAACGATTGATGTTGTTTAGTAAAGAAGAGCTGGGCTCGTTCTTAGATGAGACACGACTCAGCTATGAGCTTGACGGCAAGGATGAGAAGACTATCCGAAAGCTGACACGCAAAGATTTTGTTGATTGGTTGGATGACCTCAAAGAGGAGCTGAGAGCTCAAATCCTATGCAACGCCACCCTTGACCCAAAAACAAGAGATGAGCGTGTTGCAAGAGGTGAGCATGACTTTGAGTTTTGGTCAAGAACATACTTCCCACATTATTTCAGCATACCTGGCAAAAATGCTCTTCACGAATACCTTGAGGAAAAGTTTGTCGAGATTACAACAACGCTTGAGGGAACCAAGAACGCCATAGCTGCACCAAGGGGACATGCAAAGACTACTTATGTTTCGCAGCTCTTCCCACTATGGTGTGCGACATACAAAAAGAAACGCTTTATTGTCGAAATCTCAGACGCAGTCGAACTGGTCGAGGGAAACCTTGAGGCAATCAAGGTCGAGCTTGAGGACAACGAAAACCTCAAAGCTGACTTTCCTGATGTCTGCGGTATAGGCACTAGTTGGAAAGTTGGAGAGTTTGTCACTCGTAACGGTGTCAAGTTCAAGGCATTTGGTAGTGGCAAAAGGCTCAGAGGTGTGAAGTTCGGCGTATATCGACCCGACCTCACAATCCTTGACGACCTTGAGAACGACACAAATGTAAGAAGCAAACCTCAAAGAGACAAGCTTGAAGAGTGGCTGGACGAAGCAGTCTTGAACTTAGGCTCAGCCGATAGGTCGATGGATATTCTTTACATCGGAACCATTCTACACCGAGACAGCGTACTCGCACGAAAGCTCAAGCTCCAGTTTTGGAACCCTAAAAAGTTTCAGTCCGTTATCACTTTTCCAAAGCGCATGGACTTATGGGATAGATACGGCTTTCTTTACAAAAACATGGGGACGCATGAGGCAGAGGCTTTCTATCTCAAGCATAAAACCGAAATGGACGAGGGTGCAGAGGTTCTTTGGAAAGAAGCTCTCCCGATCAATAAGCTTATGCAAATCAGAGCAGAAAACCCCAAAGCTTTCAACAAAGAGCAGATGAATAATCCTCTTAGTGAGGCTCAAAAGTTCAAAAAAGAGAATATGCACTTTTACCTCACTGCTCCAAAATGCGACCGCCATGTTATGTGGGTTGACCCAGCTGGAGAGAAAAAGAAAAGCGACTACACGGCAATCACTGTCCTTGGAATAAAAGACAGTGAACGCAAAGGCTATATTCTTGAGAGCAAAGTCAAAGTTATGCCAGCAAGAGAAATCATCAACACCGTCATCAAGCTTCAGCAGCTCTACCGCTGCAAGATTATCGGTGTTGAGACAAACGGCGGTCAATTTTTCCTCAAGGGCTGGATGCTTGAGGCGGCATTTGATGCCGGAGTACACTTACCGCTCAGAGGGATTAACAATTGTCAAAACAAAGAGGCGAGGATTGAGGAGCTTGAGCTTCCGATTGAAAACGCAGAGATACTATTCCATAAGAGCCACACGCTTCTCATTGAGCAGCTTGAGGAGTTTCCTGAAGGAGAGCACGATGACGCACCCGATAGTTTACATGGAGCCTATAAGCTCAGCAAGCTCGAAAAGAGCAAGAATAAAAAGAAAAAACGGACAAACCGCATAATTAGAAAACGACCAGGAGTGATGGATGATTAAGATGTTTAAGGGATTTTTCTCAAATAAAGTCGATGCAAACAAGAAGAGCAGACTTGTAAGTTCAAACAATAGTCTCGTCGAGCAGCTTTTTTCGATTGACACTTCATCTATAATCGGAGGGCTAACCGACGAGCAGATGGATAAAATCATCAGGGACTTAAGCGTCTCTCAAGCAGACGAAAGCCGCAAAAGCGTAACCGAAAAAAAAGAGCTTCAGATTGTCAGCAAAAATGATAAACACATAGCAGCTCTTGAGGAGGTATTCACACCGGATGTCATTTCTCAAATTCTCGACACTTACATGTACGGTTTTAATGTCTTTGAAATCAACTGGAAACTCAAAGACGGACTTTACTTGCCGGAACTCATCCAAAGAGATTATCGCACCTTTGTGTATGACAGCGAGGGCGTTTTGAAGTGGAGAAACCAAGGCATGCTCTATGATATACCTGAGTATAAAATAATCACAGCTACATACCGCAAACGCTTCAATAAACCATACGGCGACGGCACAATTGCAAAGATTTATTTTCCGGTTAAACTCAAAAACGCTTCGATGGAGTTTTGGGTTAGGTTCCTTGAGAAGTTTGGTAG